ATCAAACGTATTTTGGATATAATAAAATAGAATGCATACAAAGATTTAATCAATATATAAAGGAGTTATAAGATGGATAAAAAAGAATATAAAGAATATAAAAGTAAAGTTGAATTATTTTTTAAAAAAGAAGGTATAAATAACTTATCTCAAATTACTGATGATGATGGATATTGTGAGCCATATTTCAGCAGTATAAATTGTGATTGTTGCAATAGATCACTTGCTGGAGATCGTTATAAATGTAATAGTTATAATGATAAATATAAAGAAATTTACGAGTATTCAGTTTGTACTGATTGTGTTTATTATGCTGAATACGGCTATTTAGAAGATTAATTATAAATAAGGAATTATAAAAATGATTAAAGTAAAACCAAATAAAAATTACCATTCACTAGGAACCAATATAAGACTTGATAAAAACAAAGTTTATATAGGTGAAATTGCAACTAATCAACCTAACTATAAAAAACTTGGACTTATGTTTGTTGGTGAAATTTTATTAAATAAAAACGAATACAAAATAATAAAATAAATAAGGAATTATAAATGATAGTTTATATTAAAACTCGTATAAATGGAATTATAAAACAGAAGGCAATTTTTTTAAAACAGAATAATAAAAAAGGAAAATAACAGAATGAAAGAAGTTATAATTGATGGAATAAAAATAGATGTACGTAGTAATAAATGTGCCTATATCACTATAAATGGGATGGTTTTTTATTTAGAGCATAGTGAATGCGCACCTAAATTTGTAGATATATGGGAGGAAAACTAAATGAGTTATAATAAATGGATTATGAATAACATAGATCAATTACGTTATAATTATAAATCAAGGTATAAATTTATTAAGAATACTGCATTTTCTGAATATTGTGATTATATTTATACAGGAATGAAAATTGGTGCATGGCTGCCAGTTGAATATACAATCGGAATTATATATAAGGAGGCTAAATAATGAAAGAATATACTTGTAATGTAGTTATAAAATTTAGCTGTAACAATTATAATGCTGAAAACATAGAAGAGTACAGAGAAAAAATCAAAGAATCTTTTTTAGAAAACCATAATATTGAACTTATGGATTCTGAAATTATAAATATAGAGGAGGCTAAATAATGAAAATAAAGGAATTAAAAAAAGAACTTAAAAGATTAAAAGATATGATGCTAGTTATAAACCTAAAACCCAATTATCTTTATTATAATATATGCTTATAATTTCACCTTTATATCTTGAGTTTGAGGATGTACAGAGCCTACCCCTCGTTATATCAACAAAGGTCGCTCTGTACAATTTCACCTTCATAGAGCCGTCGTCGTCGTATTGTACAATTATAATCATGCAAAATTATAATATGCTTATCTACTTTCAAGTTGCATCTTTATTCGGAGGTGGTGATAAGTACGCCTCACCTTATATGGCTATCCGAAAACCCCTTTTAGTAACCATTTTGAAATCTTGTAACCCTAAAAGATTTAAACCAACAAATTACAAGCGTGGTAAAGTTATAAATCATAATTATAAATATGCAAGTATAAAAGGAAAACCCCTGAAATGTGTTGGTTGTAGCATCTCAAGGGTTTTTTAAACAGAATGTGTTCGAACATTATAAATTACAAAACGTATTCAATCGTTAGCAAATGAAATTAATTATAAATAGTTGTAAATTTTACTTGCACAGAATTATAAATTAGTGGTAATATTTCTTACTCGCAACTAAATTCAATAGAGGGTTGTAGGTATTATTTCAAATATCAAACGATTGTCCATATTATTACAGCCCTCTATGGAATTTAAATAATGAGCAATTACAACAGAATGAATTATAAATCAGGAGGTATATTTTGAATCGGATTAAAGAAGTAATCGCTTTGTCAGGATTACGAAAAAACTGGATCGCCAACCAAATTGGAGTACATCCATCTCATATTAGTATGTGGATTGGTGAGGAAAGGCATCCAAACAAGGCTCGAATAAGAGCATTGTGTAAATTGCTGGGGTGTAAGGTGAAAGATCTATATCCACAAGGAATAAATAAAAAAGGAGAACAGAATGAAAAATAAGGAGAATAAAATGAAGTATGTAGAAGTTAAAGTGTCTGATGTGATAGAAAGTAAATACAATCCAACAATAAGAACAGACAAGGAGAATATTAAATATAAATCTTTAAAGGAAAGTATTTCTAGAGATGGATTACTAAATCCAATTTTGCTCGCAAGGAATGGTAAAAAACTTGTGGCAGGACATAGAAGATTAAATGTGTTTAAGGATTTGGGAATTAAATATATACCTGCGGTTATAAATAGTCATATAACCGATAAAAACTATGATGAAATGTTTGTTGCCGATCACAAAGATTCTATGCCATTAACATCAGTACAAGAATGCGAAAGATATTTAATGGGAGCAAAGTGTATATCTGACAAAACTTTAAAAGCAATTAAAAGGCTTGAGAGAATTGGTGGAAAAGAAACTATAAAAAGGATAGTTAGAGAAAAAAGATCGCCCAATACATACTTGATAGGTATTGATTTTTATGTGGGATATGTAAAAAAACGAGGTAGCTTAAAAGCTGAACGACAGGCATTATATTGGATGTTTAATATTGGGCGGGCATACCAATTAAAAACTGCAATTAAATCGCTAGCAGATGCTAAAATCATTCAAGATTGTGTTGAGAATAGAAAGCCTTTAAAAATAGATTGGCTACCATCATAAATAACTAAATAAAAAAGGAGAACAGAATGAAAGATAAAACACTACAAGAATGTTTAAATTATATTCAGGTAAATTTAAAAGCACCTAAAAATATGCACAACAACTTTGGTAATTATAAGTATAGAAATTTAGAGGGTATACTTGAAGGACTTAAACCATTACTTGAAGAAACTGGCTGTATAGTTAGAGTAACCGACAACATAGAGATGCTTGGTGATCGTTATTACATAAAAGCTACAGCTAGCATTATAAAAAAAGATGATATTATTGAATGTCATGGATGGGCAAGAGAATCTGAAGATAAAAAAGGCATGGATGCCTCGCAGATTACTGGTAGTACAAGTAGCTATGCAAGAAAGTATGCAATGAATGGATTGTTTGCAATAGATGATGTTCAAGATGCTGATAGTATGGACAATAGTTACACTATAACAGACGATCAAAAGCGCAGGTATCAAGATTTATTACATTCAGGAGTTTACGAGGGTGAACACAGAAAGATGAATAAATGGTGGAAAGGTTTCACAACTAAAGAGCAAGCAGAAGAAGGCTTAAAAGCTATGCAAGCTCATGTAGATAAATTATTAAACTAAAAAGGAGTTAAAATGGCTAGTAAAGAAAATAGCGGTGCATTATTTAAAGAAGAAAAGAAATCTGAAAAGCACCCTGATTATAAAGGTACTTGTTTGATAGGTGGTGAAGTGTATTATATTGCATCTTGGATAAATGAATCACAAGAAGGTAAAAAATATATGAGCCTAAAATTTACACCAAAAGAAGAACAGGCAAAGTATAGCAAGGAAACAACAAATGCTACCTCTAAACCTGAATTTTCACAACCAGTATCTACACCAGTTACCAAGACGGAAGATGAATTACCGTTTTAAAATCTTAATATCGGATGGGGTGGGAAAAGATAGATGGGCAGATGCAGACAAAGTATTTGCCCATCTTATGGAGAGATACACCAAAACCATCCCAAAGGGTGATAAGCCAAAACCATATAAAGAAAAGGTTGAGCATTTCTTTGTAACTCTAGATATTGAATGGACTTCCGCTTTGCGCAAGGCTTATCCAAATGTAGATATTGATACAGAGCTTAATAAATCTAAAATGTGGTTATTATCTAATACGCCCAAGCGTAATCTTAAAAAATTTGTTAATAATTGGATGTCTAAAGCAATGACAACTAAACAGAATAAAACAACAGAGGCAGTTAAATATAAGAAATATGTAGCACCAGTTATAAATGAAGATGACATAGCCTCACCTGAAGAAATAAAAAACATATTAAGGAGAAACAGATGAATTTATTTGATGTATTTGCAGAAGCATTTGAACCAAAGGAACAGTTTAAAATTATATTATGTGATGGAGATTGTGGTGATTGCTATAAAGAAGAAGATCTACATAGAAGTGATGATGGTTATGATATGTGTAGAAGCTGTATGTTTAATCATCTAGCAGAAGAAAAATGCGAACAGTAGAAAATATAGCAAAAAACATGAGATTTAATGATCATTGTGTTGATGTTTGTAACCACTATTGCGACAAGAAACCAAAAAAGTGTAACTTCTATGATTGGTTTACCTATTTAGATGACAAGTTTATAAAAAAAATGTGTGAACAATGTGCATTAAGAGAAATTTGGGGCTATAATTATAAACAAAGGAAAGGTTATAAAAATTGGGCAACGAATTAATATATTTTGCAGTAGGTTGTTGGGTTGGTTTTATTTGGGGTATTATAACTATTGGAATTTTAAAAAAGGAAAATAAAGATTAAGCAGGCTCGCTTCTATATAATGTATTGCCTTATGTTCAGCGAATCCGCACTTTCGCATAGCAGCCTGCTTGTTATTCAGTGGTCAATCTACTCCTTCATGGTCTGAAAGCGAGGAGCTGGATACTGGAGAGTTGCTTCGAGGCTGCTCTCCAAAATTTTCCACAGCTAGCATAACTATAGGGTAATCTTCACCGAACTAGGCTAGGATTGTTAGCATAAAGGTGGGAAAAGGGGGGATGTCGGAATCCCCCCAAAAAATTAAAGGAGAACAGAGTGAGAAAAACATACGAAACAGAAGAAGATAGAAAAAGAGAACAAGAAACTGTAAATCATATCCAAAAATATATGGGAGATATGAAAATTTCACCTTCTTTGCCTTATAGCTACACAGTTGATAGAGCTGTGATTATAAATGCAGATATTAGGGCATGGTTAGAAATAAAATGTCAGCAGTATAAATTAGAATACTATACCCTTCCTGAATATTGGTTGTCTTTAAGAAAGGCAAATGAGGGCATACAATGGGCAAGAGTTACTAAAAGACCATTCTTTTTAATTGCCACATTTAGTGATGTAGGGGTTAGATTTACAGAGATAACACTTGATTGCTTGCAGAATTATAAAATTGAATACGGTGGAAGAACTAGGACACAGAGAGATGCAGAAGATCAGGAGTTAATTTTAAAAATACCAGTAGATAATTTTTATAAAATAGAAGAATTGAAGGAAAGAATACAATGAAACTAAGTGAATGTTGCAATGCGCAATTAATGAAATATGACCATAAATGGAATGATGGCGTTTGTAGCAAATGTAATGAGCATACTATAGCAAAAAAGGAGTTAGAAGATGAATCTGCATGAATCGTTAAATTTATGTGAAATGTGTGATAAGCTAGAAGGTACTAGAAGGGAAGATAATATTTTTGTATGTGAGAAGTGTGATGACGACCTTCCAATAGTAAAAGATTGATGTGAAAAATAGAAAAAAAATACATGATGATTGGGAAACTCCTGATAGTATTTTATATATGATAAGAGAAGAATTTGGTGATTTCTTTGATCCTTGTCCAATACATTCAGATTTTGATGGATTGAAAATAGACTGGAAAAGCGTTAATTATATTAATCCACCATACAATCAAAAAGACAAAGAGGCTTTTATAAGAAAAGCATTTGCGGAATCTAATAAAGGTAAAACGTGTATTATGTTATTACCTGTATCAACAAGCACCAAAATATTTCACGAAATTATTTATCCAAATGCAGAAATTAGGTTTTTAAAAGGTAGGGTTAAATTTAAAGGGTATAATGCAAAAGGTGAATACGTTACTAATAAAGCAGGACAACACGATTCTATGCTAGTTATTTTTAAATAAATGATAGAGTTTGTATTAAAAGGCGATCCAATAGCTTTAAAACGTCATCGAAGCACAAGAACTGGGCGTATGTATGACCCAAGTGCTAAAGATAAGAAACAAATATGGCTACAGATTGCTAAATACAAGCCAAAACAGCCTCTTAATGGCGATGTTTTTATTCAGTTAATATTTGTACTCAAAAGACCTAAATCACACTATAGAACAGGTAAATATAAGCATTTGTTAAAAGATAATTTACCTGAGTATCATAGCTTTAAACCTGATTTAGATAATTTGGTCAAGATGATACTTGATTGTATAAGTGGTAAAGATAAGATGATAGTTGATGATTGCCAAGTATGTAGAATACAAGCAGAAAAGGTTTATGGTAAAAATGGCAGAACAGAAATATATATCCAAGAAATATCTTAATTACATTCGTAATAAACCATGTCTTGTATGTGGATTGCAACCATGTGATCCTGACCACTTAGAAGCTCGTGGCATGGGTGGTGCAAATAAAAGCGGTTATAAAGATTATTCATGTGTTCCTTTGTGTAGAATACATCATACTGAAAGACATCAGTTAGGCAATAATACATTTGAACATAAATACAATATAAATCTATGGAAAGATGCGTTTAACTTATTAAGAAGGTATTTTATAAAATGAGATTTACAGCTAAAATAAAAGACGGAAAAATCAAATGGCACGATATTCAGGGCTTAACTAAACATTTGAACTTAATTGATGGTAGTGAGTGCTATATAGATATTAAAGCCTCTAGGCAACGAAATACAGCTCAAAATAACTATTACTGGCAGATACTTAAAGAATTTGGAAGGCAATGTGGGTATCATGCTGAGGAAATGCACGATGTTTGTAAAGCGCATTTTAGGGTTAAATCAACTAAGGAAATGAATGTAGAGGAGTTTTCAGAGTATATAGATAGGGTAATTTATTATGCAGCAGAGCAAGGATTTCCTGTAAAAGACCCTCGTGCTACCAAATTTCCCTAATCTTCAACTTTATATTATATGTGTTATTGGCTACTTGATTAAATTTAAAGCCACCATCAAATTTGCAAATAGCCATATTGCTAAAATCATCTTTATCAGGCTGGAAAATAAACCTGTTTTGACCCCCCATAGTTTTATTTATGACTTGAGCATAAAAGCTATCAGGATCAGTTAATACAGATTTATCTATACTATTATCTGCATATACACCATCTTCTATATGTAAATGATGAGTTAGTTTATTTATGTCAGGAAA